CAGGGTCTACCCGTAGGTAAACTATGACTACCCTTTTCTATCTTTCGACACATCATTCTTCTAGAATGTTGTTCTGGGGTTACAACTCTCCTCGGAGGTACAGCCAGTGAGATCTCATTGATCCCACAACCATATCAACTTTAGAGAGACTGTTTCTTTTACCCGATAGTCAATTAAGACCCTTTAGGAAGGACTATATTGATTATCTTGATCACTGCAAGACCTGGGTAGAATCGGAGAAGCTCCAAGGTACTAAACGTATCAAGGAGATCTTCCATTGGACCCTATTGCGCTTCTTAGGTATGAGACCGAAACCGTTAGGTTTCATCAAACACTCTAAGAAAGGTATCCCTTACAGGATATCTAGGCTGGTCTTGGCTGCCGAAAGGTCAGGAATGCAAACGAAAATTCGTCTACTCACTCTTCTCAGAGTGCATGACCTAGTTTCCGGTGTTCTTGATTTGAAAACAATCAAGACTATGCTTACAGTGATAGGCAAAAGTCCTCAAGTGAAACCAGAAAAGCTGGCATTAGTTGCTCATGAGCTACCTAAAGCTCTAAAAGCACTAGTTAAAGCAATTCCCTCATTCAAGATAAAGAATGCCTACCTTCTTTCGAGCAAGGTGGGTCCAAATGGGCGGTACGCTGCCCTTCATTCTCATCAAGATTACATAGCCCTAGTCGAAGAGAATCTTCTTCCTAAGGTTACGAGGTTGGGCAAAGCTGTCGCAGCTAAGGCCCATGGTTGTGCCGTTATGCACTCTCTACCAAATTGGCATGAGGTCATAATGGAATCACTTTCGGATTCAGAACGACAAGAATTACGGTCCGGTAAACTTTCCTTCCTACCTGAAAAGGCCGGGAAGGTCAGAATCATTGCTATAGGAGATTCTTTCTCCCAAAATGTCTTGAAACCTATCCATGATTCTTTAATGCATATTCTGGAAAGAATCCCAGAGGACTGCACGTTCGACCAAGAGAAAGGGGCTGAATTCCTGTCACGCGTCACTAGAGATAGTGATTTTGTGGCAAGTTTTGACCATTCCTCGTGCACTGACTTGTTTCCTGCTAGGATTCAAGCCGATGTGCTAAATCACCTTTACGGTGACGAGATCGGGGAAGCATGGTTAGAACTGGTTTCGACCAGGGAATTTAGTTATCGTATCAAGGATAGCAACGAGGTTGTTGAAGGTAAAGTGAGTTGGTCTGTTGGTCAACCAATGGGGCTATATGCCTCATGGCCGATTATGGCCCTCTCACATCATGCCTTAGTGTATATAGCGTCGTCGATCTGTAAGATTAATCCTACAGGGAGATACTGTATACTGGGCGATGACATTGTTATCGCTCACCAGCTACTTGCAGAGACTTATCTCAGCTTAGTAGAATCTCTAGGAATGAAGATTAATTTACAAAAATCATTCATTTCAGAGTCTGGAACACCGAGTTGTGGTGAATTTGCCAAAAGGCAGTTCACTGACGGTGGTGAAATAACACCTTTACCCACTGCACTTGTAAAAAGTGCTCTTAATGACTGGAGGCTTGCGCCTCTTTTAATCACTAAGGTCCGGGACCGTATATCTTTTCCTTTGAATGATTGTGTCCGGTGGATTAAGGTAACTTTCCCTGAACAGGTAAGTAACCTTATGAAACTGCTACACCTTCCAATATGGATGGGTGGGTTTGGCTATCCAGCCGAACGACCTCTTCGAGAATTACTCCTCGGAGATGATCCTGATAAGGTTCCTCCATTTTGTTCTTGGCTTCAATTGGCCATTAATGAGATGCAGAGAGATAACGATGTCACTTTGTCCACTCTATCAGATGCATTTGAGAAAGTGGCTGACACTGTGCCGA